CCAAGCTTGACGGGATATGTCCACCAACCGGGGAAGAGCTGGGCCGGGTGCTTACCGGGATGCACAAGATCCCGGATGAAGGTCTGTCAGCACAGATCATACTCTGGGAATATACGAGAGATACCAGAGGGTAAAGATGTATATTGGAATTGTTAAGACCTTGTTAAAACTGGATTTATGGGGGTTTTGGTTATTCGGATGTTTCTGTGGAGCCGGATTGCTTAATTCGTATCCCTCATTTTGGCAATGGAAAGACTATGTTAAGACTGTAACATCATTCGATAAAACGTCAACCTACAAACAGCATTGAGATACATTGAGATACACATATATACTATAACCACCTATACTATATTGTGGTAAAAATGATGAGAACACAATACGATGGGAAGAAAATTGATGAGATGTCCCGCGAAGAGATTGGAAAACTCGAAACAAAAGAACTCCAAAAAGAGATGTCCCGGCTTGCGAAACAAAACCAGATTGTTGGGATAATCCCCGAAAATATTGTGGCTTGTACATATATCCTAATCGAACTCTGCCACCGTGATGGGAAAGACCCCCGACCAATCCTTAATAAAAAACAGTTACTTGATGGCCCAAACACATACTGGATCTTACAAAGACTTGCCGAATACCCATGATGACTACGCTATCACTCGAACACCTTGGAAAAGGCGAGAGGAATTGGGTCGCCTGTATTGAGAACGGAAAACGTGAATATTTACAAGCAAAAAAAGATTTCACTTTTTCGAACGCAAGAGGTATTGGCACAAAATTTTGGTACATTCTCGAATCCGGTAAAATATATGAGATTTCTGGTATAATGAATGATTTTCCAGTGCATGTTTTTATCAAAGTATCAGACGATGGCGAAATAATTGAAATCACAGAGGACGAGGCTAAGCAATGCCTGAAAGAAAGATGCTCGGAATAGATGTTCTAACGGCGGCAAGGGAACGCATAGAATACGTTTTCGAGAACTTTCCGCGCATATACTGTTCGTTTTCTGGCGGCAAAGATTCTACTGTGATGCTCCACCTGGTAGCAGAGGAAGCACGGAAACGAAACAAGAAATTCGGCCTATTGTTCGTGGACCTGGAAGGACAATACAAACTCACGATTGACCACGTTGAGAAATGCTACCAACTATATGCAGACATTATTGAGCCGTATTGGGTAGCACTGCCGCTAAACCTCCGTAATGCCGTCTCGATGTACCAACCACAATGGATGTGTTGGGATTCGGGATGTAAAGAAAACTGGATACGCGATCAACCCAAAACAGCAATTACCGATGAGGCTTATTTCCCTTTTTTCAAACGAGGGATGGAGTTTGAAGAGTTTGTGCCAGAATTTGGTCATTGGTACAGCCAGGGAAAATTAACAGCTTGTTTTGTTGGTATCCGGACAAGAGAGAGCCTTAACAGATGGAGAACTATTGCAGGCGGTAAAAAGACTGCGTTTGAAGGGAAACAATGGACCACATGGTGCAGCCAGGCACTATACAATATTTACCCAATCTACGATTGGCATGCTGCCGATATCTGGAAATATCACGGCAGATACCCGGAAAAGCCATATAACAAACTCTATGATAGAATGTATCAGGCCGGTATGACTTTACACCAGATGCGGATCTGCCAGCCGTATGGTGACGATCAGAGGAAAGGTTTGTGGCTGTTCCAGATTGTCGAACCTGAAACCTGGTCAAAGATTGTTGCCAGGGTGAACGGCGCCAACCAGGGAGCGATATACGCTCAAGACACTGGCAACATTCTCGGAGTGGGAAAAATCACGTTGCCCCCCGGTCACACCTGGGAGAGTTTCGCTCAATTATTGCTTGAGTCTATGCCGGAAAAGACACGGGCCCATTATGAGAACAAGATCGCGGTATTCCTTTACTGGTATGCGAAAAAAGGGTTTCCTGACGGAATACCGGATGATGGACCAATGACAAAAGATCAACCAAGCTGGAAACGAATATGCAAGTCACTCTTGAGAAACGATTATTGGTGCAAAGGGCTGTCATTCAGCCAGACCAAACCGACAGCGTATGCGAACTATCAGAAAATCATGAAGAAACGGAGGGAGAGATGGGGGATATTTTAGATTGGACCAACGATCACCCGGTTTCTCATGTGCAATGGGTTCCCGTTGAAAAAGTGTTTGCCAACGATTACAACCCGAATGTAGTAGCGCCACCTGAAATGGAGTTGCTAAAACTCTCTATCGAATCTGACGGGTTCACTCAACCAATTGTTGTATGGGAACATGATGATGGATTCGAAGTGGTTGACGGGTTCCACCGTCACCTTGTAGGAAAAACATTAGGACTGTCTCACTTGCCGGTGGTCGTGATCAATCATGATAGGGTAGAGAAAGGAGATAGGATCGCCGCCACAATCAGACACAACCGGGCACGGGGCAAACACCAGATCACCGGTATGAGCGAGATCGTCCAGGAACTATCAAAACGGAACTGGTCAGATAAGAAGATCGGAAAGGAGTTAGGGATGGAACCAGACGAAGTATTGAGGTTGAAACAGATATCAGGTCTCGCAGAGATGTTTGCAGACGAAGAATTTTCAGAGGCGTGGGAAGGTGAATTATGATAATGGAGAAATTTTACACCGTTGAAGAAGTTGCGGATCTGCTCAAGGTGGATCCGCGAACTATTAGGGCCGCCATCCACGGCGGCAAACTCGTGGCTGCAAGAGTGGGCAGGCATTTTCGTATTGCAGAGGAAGACCTGAAAAAGTATCTTGAATTCGATAGGAGGTAAAGGTGATGGTAAGAGAATGTTTCTGTCCATATCTGGACGGGCCGGAAAAATGCGGGATGGCAGGGTGGTTCCTCAGTGCCGAATCAGTGCAGGAGAAGATCGGGAAGTTCCTGGAGGTGCATGTGGCATGAAACTTGCCGAGGCCATAGCGATCAAAGCTCGGGAATTAGGTCTGCGTAACATGGCGGTCCTGCCGAAACTGACTGAAGAAGAACGACAAGAACGGCAAAAAGAATGGAGTCGTAGACACCGCAGAGAGAACACAGAGAAGGTGCGCGAGTATCACCGGAAATATTATCACGCCACCAAGAAGGAAAGACCTGTAGATAGTCCACTCCCTGGGTTCGACGGATTCTACCTGACGAAATGCCCTGATTGTGGTCATACCAAGACGACCGCCGCCATGACGTCAACCCAATGCCAGGTCTGCGGAAAACGTTTCGATCCGGTTACACACATGATTGAGACGGCGCCGGAGGTCGAAGCATGAGGAAACCCAGGAAGTGGGTCATTCCTCTCACATACGAACCGAAGATCCTGAAAGTTCTCTCAGGTGACTGCACACACACGATCCGGGTCGGCACGAAATACCAGGTTGGTGACCTGGTCATGTTCCATGGGTGGGAAGGATTGCCGTATCGTTCGAAATGGTCGTTCAGGACACCATATTGGCAACTTTGCGAAGTAAAACCGCTGCGGATATTTCCGACTGGCATAATGGCAGAGATCGATATCGAGATTGTCCCCTGGGACCACCCGATATTGGATCTAATCGCCAGGATTGATGGTATCGAACCACCGACCGGAGAAGAGTTAGGCAGAGTTCTCGCGTCGAAAAACAAGATCCCAGTGGATGGAGTAGATGCACAGGCCATCAGGTGGAAGTATGCACGGGCGGTCGCATGACCGCCGAGAACGACCCGGTTGTCGTGGACATGTTCTGCGGGTCCGGAGGTGAGTCACAGGGGATCGCATGGTCGGCTGAACGAGCCGGTATCGACATCGAAATGTACGCGATCAATCACTGGGAGCGGGCCATCGAGACCCACCGGGCCAATTTTCCGGAAGCCGAACACATCTGCCGGCAGGTCCAGGATATTAATCCCTCGGAGGTCTTACCAGGTCGCCGGGTGGCCCTCCTGTGGGCATCTCCGGCATGCACGCACTTCTCAACTGCGAGAGGAGGAAAACCGTGTGACGATCAGTCCAGGGTCACGCCGTTCACCATCCTGGATTGGCTCGACAAGCTGACCGTGGACCGGCTGATCGTCGAGAACGTGCCGGAGTTTACGTCCTGGGGACCGTTGGATGAGTGTACACTCCGGCAGATCCCGGAAAAGAAGGGTGAGACGTTCGCCGCCTTCATCTGGATGATCCGGGCGATGGGGTACTCAGTAGACTGGAAAGTCCTCAATGCAGCCGATTATGGAGCACCGACGACCCGCCGCCGACTGTTTATCCAGGCGACCAGGGACGGCTCCGGAAAAGTTCTCATGTGGCCGGAAGCCACGCATGCACGACCGGGTCCGAACCGGACCCTGACAAATGCGTTGCCTACATGGATTCCCGCCCGGGAAATCATCGACTGGTCTATCCCGACCCAGATCATCGACGAACGGAAGAAGCCCCTCGTCCCGAACACTATGAAACGAATCCTCCGGGGCATCGAGAAATACTGGGGGCCGTATGCCCGGCCGTTTCTCGTGCGCTATAATAGTGGGGAAAACCGGATTCACTCAGTTGATGACCTATTACCGGTCCTCGATACTTCGAATCGGGTCAGTCTCGTGGAACCGCTGATCACGTGCATCGGCCATACGAGCACGAAGAGCACGAGGACCCGGAGCATCCGGGAGCCCCTGCCGACCGTGGTCACGAAGGAAGAGGCATGCCTGATTGAGCCCCTGTTTATCCCGCAACAGTCTGGGGGCGAGGTTCGGCCGACGACCGGCCCGTTATCGACTATCGCGACAAAAGGCGCGATCGGGATTGTTGAGCCCCTCCTCGTGGAATACTACGGGGCAGGAGGGTGTCACCCGGCATCGGAACCGGTCCGGACACTCTCTACGCGGGACCGGTTCGCCCTGGTCACCCCGGAACCTTTGATAATGAAATATCGTGGAACTGGCGGGTGCATACCCATTTCGGAACCGGTCCCGACCGTAACTGCAGGGGGCCGCCATCTTGCCCTGATTACCCCGGAGAATGCCAGGATCGGGTTTCGGATGTTGAAACCGCACGAGCTCGCAGCGGCACAGAGCTTCCCGAAGGATTATATCTTCACCGGGAACCGGAGCGAGATCGTCAAACAAATCGGGAATGCAGTGTGCCCGCGGATGGCTGAAGCATTGACGTTCGGATACATGCAAGAGCTCGCCCGGGCGGTCGCATGACATACAGGCTCTATCTGTTCCATACCGGCCGCGGCTTGGTCTGGTCCCTCAGCATCTTCACCCAGAAAGACATCGACGCGGCCAAGGAGTTCATCAAGAACTATGAGAAGGAAGAGAACTGCACGGTGATCAGGGCCATCCTGGGACCGACCGATCTGACAAAGCTTGAGCCTGACGAAGAGCTCCGGCTGCCGAACAAATATGCCGAACCGGTATCAGGAGGATCGAGACGGTGATCACTATCGAAGAGCTCGACAAGATCCTGGAGATCCCGGGCGACCAGGTCAACCCATTCGAGGCCCTGTTCCTGATCGCAGACCTTCAGAGAGAGATGCTCGAGGAACTGAAAGCGATTCGGAACACCCTCACCCCTCCAACTGTTGTATCCACACCGGCCCCCTGGGGGTCAAAAGACCCGTCCCTGCGCGAGGGGTTATCCGAAGTCCCGAAATGAGTCTCTACATTGAGAAAGCCGGCCCGATCCTCTACATCTGCCCGATCTGCAGGGCTTGCCGGTCCACCCAGGATATTAATCCGAAACCCTGCCGGCTATGTGGTCACGAGCTTATAGCCTTCTTCGAGTGGTGGGGTCGGGAGATGATGCAGTCCGCTGCGGAACTTGCACCGGCACCATAAGGTACCTGAGGGAGGCGATCCGGCCTAAAGGGTAAAATCCCACATTAATTTTATTTCCCCTTAAAATATTATTCTTGAATATATGAAACGCACATTAGCTCTATTCTTATTGCTGGTGATCGGTACCGTCCTGGTGGTAGGGTGCACTGGTGGAAATGCCGATGATCAATTCAGATCGGCATGGCAATCGTCGGAGAACGATGTAAAGGCATATGGTGAAGATATGCGGTCAGCCATGGACCCTGATAATATCAATATCAAAGTGATATCCGACGGGTCCAGGGCAATGATCAGCACCATCGACAGGCACCACGACACCATCTCGTCGATCCAGGTGAGTGAGAAATACCAGGGTGCGAAGACAGAGTACCTGTCGGCACTCAGTGACCTCCGGATGGCCTGCGTGGACCTCTCTAAAGCTGAGGACGCCGGCAGCTTAGGTGCGCTCGGACACATCACTGCATCGGCCGGCTGGTTGGAAAGCTCTCAGCAGAAACGCGACCGTGTAACCGCGATCATGACCTGAGGGCTGAAAAGACACCTCGCACTCTTTTTTCATTTCGTTACGTTCACACTCTGGACCACTATTTTTATATACTACACTACTGTATATAGTAGTGTAGGCACCTACCCTATAGAGGTGGACTTGAATGAACAAAACAGCAACCATCAACACTCCTTCACTCGTCCTGGAGGAGGTAAAGACTGCGGAGCGGTACTGTCCTTTCTGGTATCTGAAAGCCAGCGGGCTGCTCCTGTGCGTGAACGGTCTCGAGCTCGACGGCGAGACCCCGAGACCCTGTTCGCATCCGGAACTGGCATGTGAGTTCACCAGGAAGGGAATCATCCCCCTACCCGTGCAGGCAGAGACTACATCGTATCCGCTGCCGGCGGTGATCTCGTGACTCTGACTCTCTGGAAACTAACCGAAGAGGTGGCCGCCTTTGAGGACGACCACCAGATCGGCTGGGATACCAGGCGAACGGGCTATACCTTCACGAAGGGCGACGATGATGCGGCCGATCTTCACCAAAGCGTGGTCGATCAGAACGATTGCGAGGTCCGGGTCACCCTGGAAAAAATGATGGAGGTCCCGACATATGATGTCCCGGAGATAATCCGGGTCCTTTCCTTGGCACTTCCTACTCAGGGTGTGGATTCTAAACCAAAGAGAACGGCGGTGTTGTAGATGGCCAAAAAGACCTATCACGCTTTTTTTGAAGGCCATCACTTCACCAGGAAAACCCACCGGACCTATACGCATGTCGTGATCTGCAGGGAAGCGAAGTTCCTGGAAGACCGTCCCGACGACCCTAGGAGACAGAAGGACGGTAAATGGTATGTCATAGGCTGGGCCGGCCGCCTGGATCTCGCAGAGAAGAAAGCCAAGACTGAAAGAAGGGCTTGGGGCCAAGTCAAGATCGTCCCCTGCGAGGTGATCTGAATGCTGATCAGTGAGGAAGATTTCCAGTACGGGCATGAGATCGATTATCACATGTCTCATATTGAGACGTACCCTATTTTAGGCGAGGTGATCGGGCGGATCTCTCTCAGGAAAACCGCTCTGTCATTCTACCAGTTTTACCTCAGGGCCCATACAATCCAGGGCGTCAATACTGGCACGAGGATCCCTGCCTTTGAGATTGTCTTATATGAGACCACATCACTCAAGGACGCCGTCAAGTGGGGTAACAAGACGTTCCAGAACGATCGCGATTTCCCCGATGAATACGACGGATACGAGGATTGTATCTTCCTGGGAAAAGACGATGCAGGTCGCCCCGGTTGTATCGCTCAGGAAGGAACCAGGATATATTCGAGATGCCGGTTTTGCCCCTGTACTCAGGGGGTGCCGGCATGACCTGCATCCATCTTCTTGAGGGTGAGATCCCTGGAAGCCACGGCGCGATGACTGAATACTGTGAGCTCACCGGGGAACGAAACCCGGACTGCGACAACTGCGATGAATGTATCGAGGAGGCGGCCGAATGACCGACTGGATCGAGGAGAAGGCCCGGGACCGGTGCGAAGAATACGAGACCCAAGCGGATCAGTTCCAGGAAGCTGGTCAACCGATCCAGGCGAGGACGGCCAGGGCCTTGGCTGGAGTTCTCCGGGTGTTGTTCGAGGGGGTGGCGTGAATGCCTCACTGTCTCCGCTGCAACCGGCCGCTGTCGAACCCGGACTCAGTACGGCACGGATACGGTCCGACGTGCTGGGCAAAGATTCAGAAGACCCTACGGCTCGATGACGACCAGGCGCCGGACCCGGTGACTATCACCGACCAGGAAGAGGCTGCCAAGGTCCGCCGTGAGATCCGGCGCCGGCTGCTGAAGTATGCCCAGGTCAAGACGTGTCATTGCGGCACACCGTTAGAAGACTGCGAGTTCGTGACCTGCGATCACGGGTCCGGAGGGGTCCCGTTAAGGGGTTATGCGGTCCCTCAATGGATCTGGTTCGAGTGCCCGAAGTGTGGCTATCAGTACGCCATTTGGAAGCTCAGGGGACCGTCACTGTTAGACCTGGCGCCCGTGCCTGCGAAAGAAGTTCAGGCCACCCTGCGAGGAAGTGGCGAACCATGAAGGAACGGAAGATCTGCAAACTGCGGGCGGCCATCAGGAACTATCTGCCGCTCGATTCACCTGGCCGTGACTGCGTGGCGCCGTACTGCTCGGGCTATGAGAAGTATGGCCGCGAGTGCCCGAACCTCAAGGTAGTATATTCATGACTATGAGAGGTCCTGACGATGGCGAATAACTCTATTACCCTGGCCCCCCAAACTTCAACCGTGGCCCGGAAGATCTGTCCTGAGTGCAAAGAAGAAGTCATGAACGTCGCATACTGCCGGCGGTATGATCCTGAGAAGAAGAAGCCGGTCGCGGTGAAAATCGGATACTACTGCTTCGGCTGCGGGTATTTCATCGCGGAGGGAGATTGATATGAAAGAGGCACGATTCGCAGAAGAGGGTGAACCTCTCATTGAGGACACATGGAACGAGCTCCCTGGGCAACACCCAGAACTGCGGCCTGCGTGGATCATAGAGTCATCGAATATTGTATCCCCGCCGACAATACGTGTGTGGATCAGAAACCCTCCTCCCGGTATGGTGACTGAGCTTGAGGAGCTACTTAAAAAATATATTCCGGAGTGACTGACATGGTAACAATCGCTGGAGGCAAAGATTACCTGGCAAAGCTGCTCACGGAATTACCTGAGGAGTATGAATGCCCTATCTGTGGTGCCCGGTCCTATCTCCGAAAGGATACCTGCCGGCTCTGTGGGGCGGCGCTCAGGGAACTGACCTGGACATACATGGCACTCGGTGAGAATAAGGTCGGACCAGTGCAGCGAGTGGTCAATGGTCCGGAGGAGATCATCTGGGCAGAGACCTATTCGTGCAGCTCGAGGAGCGGTTGAGATGGTCCTACGGGATTTCGCAAAGGCATAACGATTTTCCCCCATACCTTTTTATATTTCCCATGTTAACGCTGTTAACTATAATGCAAACTGTCATACGCCAGAAGAAGGACCGGCAGACTACCCTTGCCAGGTACCAGCGTGCCTGCCGTGAGGATCCCGGTTATCGCAGGCGTGCAGGTATGTCTCCTTGCATCAGGTAGGCCCCCTCTTTTTCGGCTTAACCGTCATACATTTATATTAGTGTCATACATACACGCATATGCAACACAAACTGGCAACCATAGTGGTTGCCTTGGCGCTTCTTACCGTGGCGGCGTCAGCGTCACCGTTAGAAGATCTCTGCCCGTTTTTTGATCCTGACGAACCGCAAGAACTGGTGTTCACAACGAACGGCGTCCTGCTGCAAGGGGCGTGTACAGGATCGATGAACGTCCAGTCGATGAGCACGTACCAGGGGTCAGGTACTACGTCCAGCAACACGTTTGCTATGTCAGCGTCTCACGGCGATATCGGTGTGATCTACTCGTCTGACCTTCGCGGACTTGGCCAGACGGCAAACACAGGTACTGATATCGTGCTTGATTTCACGGGGAACGGTGCGAGCATGGAGAACGGGTTCTACATGTCCCGGCTGGCAAACGATTCCTGCGAAGACGTCACCGGCGGGACCAGTGCGATGTTCACTTCTGGCGGGTTCGCGTCGTCCCTGCTGGCAAGTGCCGCCCCTGATATCGGGTTGGACCTCACGTACCAGTTCACGACTGACACAGGCGACAACCCGTTCGTCGGCGTGTTCCGGACGGATTACCAGACGAACCAGGTATACGGGGATGTCACGAACGACACGCTCACCCAGACCTACAGTTCCAGGACGGCGATATCGTCCCGGTGGGCCGGCGTCTCAGTAGTGTCCGGCCAGTACCAGTTTACTACCCTGGTGGAGTGAGGGACCATGCCGTTTCCGTCACCACTGTTGCCGGTAATGGACGAGGACGAACGGCGAGGCCTCCAGAACACGTTCTACGAGTGGGAACCGTTACAACTCGCTGTCAAACGGGAGTCAATCTTCCCGTCGACCCACCCGTTCACCCGGTACCTTCCGGCTGGCTGGCACCAAGGTGACAGAGGATCGTGTGTCGGTCATGCATGTGCGATCTGGATGCAGTGCAACTACTACGCCCTGACGAACGATTACCCTGCACCTGACGAGATCGACCAGTCTGCCCGGGACCGGCAACTCGACCTGAAAACGTGTTTCCTGGTCTATGACAAGTGGTATCGGACAGTGTTCTCAGCTCAGTGGTGTTACCACATATCGAGAGTGGTCGGGAACGTCACGTACCCGAGCGGGAGTTACTGTAGCGCTGCTGCTGACGCCATGCGGAAAGTCGGGGCTGTCGGATGGGACCTGTGCTTGACACCGAAAACCCCGTTCTGCGCTCCTACCACGTACCCGTTCACGTTCGACGAGACGAAAACGATGTGCAAAGACCATATCATCGACGGGTTTGCGAAGGTCGTCACGTGGCAGGGTATCATGGACGCTATTGCCACGACACCATCTCACTGTATCCTCATGCCGATCAACGTCTACGACATATCGCCCGACTCGAACGGCAACCTGCGGAAAGGCGGCATCCCGGCAGGCAGCCACGCGTTACCATGGCTGTTCGTCGATTACGAGAACCGGCGGATCGGGTGCTGGAACTCCTGGGGGCCGGACTACCTGCAGGTCACCTGGATCGACGAGAACTATTGGCGTGACGCCGGCGGTCCTGCGTTCGTCTCGCTCGACCAGACAGAAGTCCTGTTCGAACGGATAATCTTCTCTCGTGTAGCCGTCTCTGCAAACGTCCCGTGCATGTTCACCGTGAACGGCGAGCTCCGGCCTGAAGGGTATATCACATCGTTCGCCGCCCAGCTCCGGACATTATCCGTCTACGAGATCACCGCGACGCCACAGGACGACAGGGTACCTGCACAGACGAAGACCGTCACGCCCCGGGAAATAGACGAGACGGTAAAGTTCACGTTCGCCGTTCCGGATGACGACGACGATGGCGAAGACCCGGGCGACCCGTGGTGGAGAGCGTTGTTGAACAAACTGTTGGGGATGATCCGCAAGCTGAAAGACCACGGCGGCGGTGACCAGCGCTGAAAGAAAGGTATGGAGACTGAAACAAAATGGATTATCTGCTTATATTCGCCGGTCTTCTGATCGGTGCGTTTGTCGCCCTGATGAACTACGGGGCGGGAAAACTCGGAGCTACCGGGGACACCGTGTTCAACTACGTGAAGGGCGGCCTTTGCATGGTTGTCGGGGCTGTCTTCGGTGCCGTGATCGCCTGGCAGGGCGGAACTGTATCCCCTGATATCATCGCCGGGATGTTCTCGACGTTCACGATATCAGGGTTCGGAGTTGTTTGGTGCATCGACGTTGTCACCCAGATGATCGTCGGGTTCCTGCAACCGAAAGCCAGCCTTGCTCAAGGCATGGTGATGAGAAGAGCATGATCAACGTGCCTCCCGGCCCAGAGCAGGACCAAGCAGGATGCGGCTCACACCCGCCCGGGGGGCATATCCCGGAGAGGATCCATCACAGCTCTCTGGGATCAAATCACCTTCGGACAATTCGAGGTAGTGAAGTGAGGATATCACGCCAGGCCCATGACCTGGAGATCGGCGGTTCGATTCCGCCCCTCGGAATTCCCCTGTGCAGAGCGGGGAAACCTACCATGAGAGGATCAACCCCCTATGCAGAAGTCCCCTCCTGGACCTATTCTCCCGACCTGCCCAGGGTATCGACCAGCCGGAGAAGCATAATGGAAATGCGGATAGCCTGTGACTGTGAAGAGGATTCCCTTACGAGGTTTTCAATTAATAATCCTCCTCTGGCAGGCCACTATCAGATAGCCGGTTCAAGTCCGGCCTCCGGCTCTTCCTGGAGAATGTCTGCCTTAGATCAATGCTCAATGCCACAAAATCGAGGCGAAATCATGCACGGCCCTCTTACGATGGTTGCTCAAGGACTGAATACAATAGCCGGGATCCGGGTCGGCTCCGGTCTCCAGGAGTTCTCAATTGAGGTGATGAGGTAATGGGTGAAAAGAAGAAACGAAGGCAAAATTCAGGTATCCCCTACCCGGCAAAAGATCCACGTTACCACCGGGTCTGGGATCTCGTGAACCGGCAGGGTAAGACCCTGGAAGACGCGATCAAGATCGCGGAAACCGGCGGCACGACACCGCCTCGAGAAGCAGTTCAAGCAAAGAAGGCCGGTAAAAACAGGGGTGCGAAGAACGGCGCCGTCAACGCTGACGATATCCTGAACCATCCGGACACGCCAGAGGAAATGAAAAAGAAGATCCGGGAAGCACAGGGCGACCAGGTAGTACCCGATCATGAAAGACCGGCGACCGCTGAGAAGATCGGTCCCGGTGATAACAAGGTAACCGTCCCGTTGACCGGGACACTCGATCTCACTCAGATCATGGCAACGGCCGGCAAGATACCGCAACAGGCCATGGAGCCCGCCAGCTTGGAAACCATCGAAAGGCTGCTCAATGATATCGCCGGGTCCACTGCAACCATCGCGCAGCAACTGACCCGTATCGCTGACAAACAGACCGGCATATCAGTCACGTCAACAACACCGCCGGCACCGGACCCCCAACCTGCCAGGTCACCACCGACACCGTCCCCACCACCTGAGAGGATGACTGATAACGGTCTCACCGTCGGCTGCGATGCGATCTGGAAAGGCCGGAAAGGCAAAGTGACCCGGATCATGCCTGGCAAGCGCGAGATCGAAGTCAAGTTCTTGGACGGCAGAAAGACACTCCTCGCTGACCAGGTCGAGCTAGCTGAGGCCGTCGGGTGATGTTCATCCCTATCGAGATCTCGCACGTCAACCAGGTCCTGCCGAAGATCGTCAGGGTCGTGGACGATGCGCCGGCACGATACGAGAATGACGAACGCTGGATTGATGTCCCTCATGCATGGAAAATGTTCGGGCTCCGGTTCATGGAAGCATGTGCAGGGAAAGAGTTCGCCGTTACCCAAGCATCTTTTTCAGGCGGCATCTTTTGGTATGAACTCCTGCTCCGGCCGCCACTGAAATTAGAGAGCCCTCAGGGTATCCCGACAGTCTACCAGTACCTGCACGTCTCGGCAGATTACACGCGGGTTGTGGACAGCGGTTACATGGAGGCGCGATAAATGGCTGTTGGAAGTTACGAGCCAAGAAATACTGGGGATTGGCAATGCGTCCAATGCGGGTTATGGTATTCAGCAGGCATCCAGATGTATTACGACAATTTTGGCCCAATTTGTGAAAATTGCAGCGGCTATAATGAAAATGAGGAGGCGCGATAATGATGCTCGACTTCACATGGCTGATCACCATCGCCTCGATTGTTGGCGTGGTGGCAAACATCAAAAAGAAAACATGGTGTTTTGCCGTCTGGCTTTGCACGAACGCCGCATGGATGGTTTACGACTTTACGATTGGGGCATATGCACAGTCGTTCCTTTTCTTAGTCTATGTGGCCCTTGCAGTTTGGGGTTTAATCGAGTGGGGATACCCCAAACAGTCCTGTAACACCTGCCAGAAGTTCTCGACGGAATACTGTGCGCCGTCAAGACGACCATACCGGTGTGACCAGTGGGAGGGCGACACGAAATGAAACCTCACACCTGTGACCTCCATTACCAGGGCCTCCGGCAGAACCATGGGAAACCGTTCGAGTTATATGTCTGTATCATCTGTGGCCGGGAAGAGTGGCGACCGTACTCAGGCGCCATCGATACCGTCGAGGGGAGGTCCTGAGAAAGATGCCGGTCGAAAAAGAGCCTCCGAAGAAGAGGAAGAAACGGTCTCCTGGCCGGCGATCGAAATACGATCCTGAGCGACACCCTGCATGGGCTGAAGGGCTGGCGAAGCTCGGAAAAATAGATGACGACATAGCAGCCGCAATGGGCATCCACGTCTCCACGTTGCGTGATTGGAAGAAAAAACATCCTGAGTTTTCCGTGGCCATAAAAATAGGAAAGTCCGAGGCTGATACTGCGGTCGAAAACAGCCTCTACAAACGGGCGATGGGGTACGCGTATGAAGAAGTTAAGACTGTCAATGGCGGCGAGCGGGTAGAGAAGACTACCAAGCAGGTCGCTCCGGACGTCACCGCCCAGATCTTCTGGCTGAAGAACCGGAAACCGGACGACTGGAAAGACAAACGGCACGAGGAGATCACCGGGAAAGACGGCGGCCCGGTCCTTCTTGCACACATGAGTGACGAGGAGGTGATGAAACGTGCTCGCGAAATACTCTCCGGAAAAGATTAGGTGGGCCCGGGAAGTGGTCTGGCGTAATGATCATGCCTGGGATAAGATCGCCCATCAGGGACAGGTCCCGCCGAAAGACATACCCTGGTTCTGTTACTTCATGCGGTCCGGCAGGGGCGGCGGCAAAACGAGGGCCGGCAGTGAATGGGTCCTGCAGCGTGTCCGTGACGGGTACAAGCACATCGCCCTGATCGGCCAGACAGCGGCCGATGTCAGAGATACGATGGTCGAGCTCGGCCCGTCAAGCATCATGAAGATCGCCCGGCCGGACGAACGGCCATACTACGAACCATCGAAACGACGCCTCACGTTCCCGAACGGTGCGGTGGCCACCACGTTCACTGGTGAAGAACCTGACCAGCTGAGAGGTCCAGCCCATGATACCGTCTGGATAGACGAGCTTGCCAAGTTTAAATACCCTCAGGAAACCTGGGACAACATGGAGATGGGGTTGAGGCTGGGTGACAATCCCCAGGTCTTCTGCACTACAACTCCCCGGCCGATCCCGATAATCAAGAAACTGGTCGCTGAGCCTACTACTATCGACGTCAGGTTCTCTACGATGGAGAACGCCGAGAACCTGTCACCTCAGTTCCTGAAACGCATCATGGACCGGTATGCCGGCACCAGGTTAGGCCGGCAGGAACTCGAAGGCGAGATCCTGGACGACAACCCGCTCGCTCTCTGGCAACGTGACGTTATCGAGAACCTCAGGGTAGACACCGCACCCGGGCTGATCCGGATCGTCGTCGGCGTGGACCCGGCCGTCAGCTCAGGTGAAGAAGCGTCAGAGACCGGTATCATCACGGCCGGCATCGCGGCGACCGGCCATTGTTACGTCCTCGCCGACAATTCCCTGCAGGGGTCCGCTCATCAATGGGCACTCGCAGTCTCAAGGGCGTATTACTCAGCGAAGGCGGACCGGGTGATCGGCGAGGTGAACAACGGCGGCGAGCTTGTCGAGGTGAACCTCCGGACCGTCGACCGTAACATCTCATACCGGGCCGTCCACGCCAGCCGGGGAAAACAGATCCGGGCCGAACCTGTCTCATCGTTGTATGAGAAGGGCGAGGTCCACCACGTCGGCACATTCCCTCAGCTCGAGGACCAGATGTGCGAGTGGGTCCCAGGCGAGAAGTCACCGGACCGGATGGACGCCCTAGTCTGGGCGATCACTGAGCTGACGGAGAGAGCACCGATTACAGGTAAACGGTTCCCGATCGCGGGAGCGACGAGGAGATGATGAATTATGGAAGATTTTAGGAAAACTGCCGTGGCCTGCTATGATCAGGGCTGCATATTCAATGTGGGCGCTGTTCCCGAGCCGACCTGCGCATTGAAGCTAATCGGGATCGGCATAGATGGAAAATGCACGTCACGAAGACCACGAAAGAAGGAGGACTAAATGAGCATCAGGTCAGAATTGGCCCGGGTTATAGCCGGGAAACCGAAACAGCCGGCCGACCCGCGAACCCGGGGAGTAACTGCAGGAAACGATGAACCATATTCCCGGTTTGGAAAGGACAAGAACGCAGATCGCAGAGCGAAAATCAAGAAGTGGCTTGAAGAGTACCGTGAGGGCGGCCCGTATGCAGACGCCCTTGACGCGTACCATTTGTTTGCCCTCGGGACAGGTTACACACTCCATTGCGCGAAGGAAGACCAGGCTCTGAAAGATCAAGTGATAGCCTGGTGTGACCAGGAACACGTTGACTTAGACTTCATCATGCAGCAGGGGATCCTGTCGGCGAAACTTGCCGGCGATGCATACCAGGAGATCGTGCCGACGAAGGACGGAAAAGAAGTCTGGGGTGTCATCACGCGGGACCCGTCGATGTTCAGCAAGACCGTGGATGATTACGACCGGGTCGTCGGGTATACCCAGTATATCGTATTGGGAACCGGGCACAGCGAAGAGGTCCCAATCAAGGAGATCCCGGTGCCGGGCAGAAGAGGAGACACATTCATCCCGATCATCAACCTTGTCCTTGACAGCATCCCCGGCAGCGTATATGGCCTTTCAATCTGGGAACGTGCAAAGGACGATATCGACCGTGATTGTGATATCGCAGATAGTATCCGAAAAGCTGCACATCGGCATGGCACACCTAAGATCGCATGGCAGCTCGGCAGTGGAGACGACCGGGCATCTGACACGGACATCAAGAACTTCCGGAAAGAAGTCGAAGAGATGGACGCCAAAACAGATATGGTTGTCACCCACGATACCAAGCCAGTCCCTATAGACACTTCGGGACTGCAGAACGTGAAGGAAATCTCAGACCTCTCTCTCTCAAGAACATCATGCTCAATGGGCACGCCCGAAGAGATGATGGGAATGGGTCGCGGGTCTACTGAGGCCACGGCCACCGTCAGGATGCAGGCGTTCATGAAAAAGATTGCCGCGATCCAGGAGATCGTATCGCGGACGTACAATCGCCAGCTCATCGACAGGATCACTGGGAAGCCCGGCAGTGTGTGGATTCAGTTCAACACCATGAGCCTTGAAGAGTTCCTGAAACTCGCAGAAGGGATCGGGAAGATCCGGTCCGGTGTCGACCCTGACGCTGTAATCGACGAGAACGAAGCACGAGAGAAACTTGGTCTGCCGCCACGCGAGGCAACGAAGGAGACCCCTGCTTAAAGATGGCCTCAGCAGACCGGTTCGATCCGACAGGCGGCCTGATATGGGAGAAGAAATACGAGCAGGCCATCCTGCCACTCATCGACTCGTTCGGCAGCCGGGTAGTCGAGGACCTCGTCCACGCCTGGGACACGGGGAAGATCAAGGCCCTGGAGTCGGGCAAGTTCGACCCCTCGAAGTTCTACCCGCATATCGATGACCTTGCCGAGCAGGAGATCATCGGTCCCTCGCAGAAGATTGTCGACAAGACGATCCCGAAGGCATACGACCAGGGCCAGGTCTATGCATCGATCCAGCTGGGAGCGCCCCCTGAGGAGCGGAAGCGGCAGTGGACCAAGATCAAGACGCTCCTGGAGGATAACAAGAACGAGTTCAAGGGCGAATCTGACGAGGCCGCCCGGCGCATCAAACGCATCATCGGCGACGGCATAGTCAACGAGAAGACGCAGGGCCAGATCATCAAAGACATCCAGGCCGAAGTCGAGATGAGCAAGACCCGGGCGACCCGCATCATCCGGACCGAGTCCATGCGGGCCGTCAATGCCGGCGTGAAAGACCGATATCGGCAGGGCGGTGTCGAGTATGTCAAGTGGCTGGCCTGCGGTGATGACCGGACCTGTTTCCCAGAAAGTACCTTGGTAATGACTGAGACAGGGAATAAACCTATTCAGTCTGTGCAAATTGGGGAGCGCGTTTTCACTCGTGGGGGTCTCCACAAAGTAGTCGCTTTACATAAAAGGGCTTATGTTAAAGACTTTATCAAGATATCTGCGAGATCTGGGAGTGTTGTATGTACGTCAGACCACCCCATCTACATAATTGGAAAGGGTTGGTTGCGTGCGGATATGGTCAGTATCGGCCACCACCTCCAGACGTTTGAGGATATACCCTCGGAGGTCCTGGGTACTGAGTATATCACTCTCTCGAAGCCGGACCACGCACCAGCCCTTACGCATCAGAAACCGGTCCTTCCTTGTATCGACATCCCCTTTGTGCCAATATTCTCCATCAACCTCCAGGACAAGTTTAGAGGTGGGAACCAGGAAGTCAACCGAATACCTTCCAATCCGGCCCTCTTGAATGAAAGGGACACCTATCGCGGTCAATGCAAAACGGACTCGCTCCTCAATCGAAGTCTCGCCCGTATATTTTCGATAACAAGAAAAACTGCAAAACCGCCGCTCTTTTTGACTGGGCACTCTTCTGAATTTCTTGCCGCAATTTCTACATGTTGTAATCACAGGGGGCCGTCTGCACTCTTCGGAACAATATTTTCGATTCTTTTTGCTGGCTGTAAACACCTTCCCGCACCGCAGACAGGTCCGGTATATTGTGTTTGCCAACCGACATTCTCTACTACACACAGTGTACCTATCAGCAACAGAGGCCCGAACAGTGAACATCTTGCCGCAGACAGAGCAAATCTTGTCAACAGTAGCTGTTTCAAGACTGCGTTTGTAACACTCTCTGGAGCAATATTTTCTCCCTCTCTTAGCTGCGGAAAGATATTGCATAAACGTCTTTCCGCAATAAGGGCATACCGCAGAGACCTTTGTTATTGTGGAATTGTGGTAACACTCTCTCGAACAAAATCTGGTTTTTCTGGTGCGGGCATTAAAAGCCTTACCACAAAATTCACAAAACTTTTGAATGGCTATCCCCCCGTGACCGAGTTCGGCAATATTTATCACAAGAGAATAGGAATAAACACCGTTTATAACCTGTCCGTAGAGGGCGAAAATGAATATTACGCAAATAATTTTTTAGTTCACAACTGCTCGGCATGTGCCGACCTCGACGGCAAGATCTTCCCGATCGACGAAGTTCCCGATGCCCCGCTCCATCCCGGCTGCAGGTGCACGTATACTCCTGTAATCCGCCCGCCGCAAGAAGAGCCGGCTCCTGAGCCGGCCGCCATGACCGGTGAGCAGGTCCGCGAGAAGGCGCTGGCCGTCGCCAAGAAATCCGATAAGGAACGGACCGCACTCGAACAGCAACTCGCCAAGGCGAAGGCCGATTCGCAGGCGTTGAGCAACAAGCACGCTCAGTACATGGAGAATTACTGGACAGCGAAGGCCTCGGGTAACGCGGACAAGATCGCATACTGGACGAAAGAAGTGCAGGACGTCGGGAAAGAGTGCGACCAGTACATCAAGGCCGCCATCGACCTGCAGAAACAGATCGATGTAGTCAAAGGGAAGCAGGCGAAGGCCGTCCATGATATCCTTTACCTCCGGAAAAACCCGGTCGTGAACTACAACGTCAGCAAGACGAGCGCGATATACAAGAAGAACCGAGGAAACCTCGACGACGGGTTCGAGTTCTTCGGCCGGGTGGTCGGCGATGAGAAGATGTGGGCCGACCCGGTCAAGGTGAACGCTGCCAAGACCGGCCGGGCATTCGAGAGGAACGGGGAGATTTTCATCTCGTCGAAGTCCGACTCGAAGACCGTGACCCACGAGCTGGCCCACGTCCTGGAAGAGCGGTCGGGATCAGTAGTCGCCGCCGAGAAGGCGTTTTACCAGGCCAGGACGAAAGGCGACCCGCTGATCTCGCTGAAAAAGGCGACCGGCGTCCACGGATACCGGGCAAACGAGGTGACCAGGAAAGACACGTTCCCGGACGCTTACTGTGGGAAACAGTACCCGGGCGACAAGAACTACGAGCTGCTGTCGATGGGCACTGAGTGGCTGAAGTCTGACCCCGTTTGGTTCGCAAAGACCGATCCTGAATATTTCGCCTGGACCGTGGACACACTGCGAGGTGTACTATGACAGTCGTGCGAGTGAAGATCAGGGAGGTCCTGGCCGAGGCGGACGGCGAGACCTGGACGTGCAAGACAGACCAGGTCATCGAGGACCAGCTCAACCTCTGGGCCAGCCCGCGGGAAGTCGATGCCGGCCACATGTATGTCCCGGACATGGCCATGGCGATGGCCGACCAGGCGAAACTGGTCTTCCGTCACCTGGAGGTCGTGGCCGTCGAGGACGAAGACGAGATCCCTGAGGGGGCGGTATTGTGAGACGAACATGCACTGGAAATACGAGAGGTATTTGAATGACTGAAAAGAAACCAACGAAAGAACCGAAAGAGAAAACAGACGAGACCGGCCGGCCGATGGCAGTGTCGAAGATCACGCTTGAGGACAAGTATGAAGCCCTGGAAGCCCGGGTTGCTGCCATGGAGAAGATTGTCGATACACACCAGAGGTATCATTTCGGGAGGAAGGCGGAGTAAGGAGATAACTATGGAACTCATCAAACAAAAAGAGGTAGTCGCAAAACTCCGTGATATTGAGAAATATCTTGAGGGTAGGGAGTATTACACCAACCACTCGAGAAATACAGAGATTGCAGCACTTCTTTGCAAATTACGCGAAGTGATTGATAGTCTGAAAGAAGATGTCTACCTTCGTGCCGGTGAATGTGGAGGACCGAGACGATCATGAAGGTCATACCCCATGAAACAACCTGTCCTGTGGTCTCGGCGGTCACCGGCCTGAATATCCGGTGCTCGGCCCCGCACTGTCCTGCCTGGGACGAGGGCCGGGGACTCTGCGATGTCGGTGAACGGCCGGCGGCTGCACCGGTAAAAAAGCCGGTCCCTCTTGAGGGAACAATGAAATTTGAATCGCTCCGTATCGAGGTGAACGGTCTTCGAAACACCCGAATATTTGTGAACGATGTCGAGCTTGAAGTCTGGTCCGAAGTGGAATTTAAAGAGAAGGCCGGGGAATTCCCTGAGTTCACTGTGATGACACCCGTCTGGGGAGATTACCTGGAAAAATGACGTTTGGGTTTGATGGTATTGGAATGAGGTTGGCCTGTGCCTCAAACAAAGCAATTCTGGAAAAACTCATTGCTGATGGTCCTGGTAAACCGGTCACATATAATAAAAAACCCATCGGTACTATCGAAGAAGTATTCCCCGATGGGACCGCTCGGATAAAGATTACCGATCCGGAAATGATCACAGTTCTGCTAAATAGCGGTCTGCTTGAAAAATGACCTGGCGCCCCCCATTCACCCCGGCAGAGATCGAGTATGCGAGAAATCACCTGGACGAATGGCCATCAGTACTGGCGTATAAAATGACTCAGTTATTCGGGATCCCACGGACAAGGAAGGGTGTCAGAGACCTTCAGGCGCGACTGAAAGAAGAGTCAGTTAAATCGGTTAAAACCAAAACATAGTAAAGAGAGATAAAACATATATATAATTAGAACTTATTTTAGGTTGTGTATGTGAAAATCTTTGTAATGTTGCAAGATTTACATGTGCACATGTTACGGGATCTATGGTAAGGAGAGGTGTGGCGTGGTGCGGCCGGGTGCGGTTAGGCGCGGTAGGGTCGGGTTCGGTTAGGTAAGGAATTTTTGGTTGGGTATGGCAGGGTCTGGTACTGTTTGGTTCGGTTCGGCACGGTGTGGTATGGCGTGGTAAGGCACGGTACGGATTCTATGGTTAGGCTCGGTCTGGAATTTACGGTAAGGAATTAAGTTATGGATGGACCAGAGAGATTAAGAAAATTACCGCTATATGAAAATCTCATAGACGCGGCTAGGGATTGGGTTCCCGGTGAAGTCCATTCCCATGAAGAGATTGCAGATATTATCGGTGTACCCTCACAAACTCAACAGTTCTATTATAATGTGAGGATGGCTACCAAGAAACTCCGATCTTACCAGATACATTTGAGAAACAGGCTTAACGCAGGATATTATGTGAATCCCCCGGATGAAACGCTTGATTATATCGGGGACAGAGTCGAGACTATCCAACGCCGTGCAGAAGATACCTTAGATATTGTTGATACCGCCCCACTACACAAGATGCTACCCTATGAGGCCCAAAATGTCCGGACCACAAGGGATCGGGTCATGGGTCTGCTAGTCATGACCAAAAAGACCCGGCAAAGCATTGCGCAGCTCATAGAGACCAAACCAGCCATACGGATATCAGGATCTCGTGAAAAAAGTCATTTAGGTGATGTAAATGGTAATGAAAATGGTCAATGTAACGCTTAACAGCCTTCAACCGCTGTTAATGAACAGTAATCGGGGCGTCAATCCGACAGACCCGTTAGTAAAAGAGCTGAAATCAATCACATCGAAACGGAAGAAAACCGATGAAGATCAGGAGCTGATGTTGGAACTAAAATGGAACCTTGCATTATATTTCGATGAGAAGATCGGCCCGTATATTCCTGCTGAATGTGTGGAGGGGTGTATAAGAGATGCTGCAAAAAAAGTCAAACGTGGTAAAGATGTTGTTGCAGCCGTCAGGGTAGACCCTGATTTTATCCCCTTGGAGTATGACGGCCCTCGCACAAGGGATGAGCTTTGGAATTACCGGGATAACCTCTATAAAGATGTCCGGGTCGGGAAAATAAAAGGGTCATCTATAGTGCTGTGCAGACCCCGATTCAATCACTGGAAGATATCTTTCATCCTGACATTTGACGATGAATTTTTCAACCTGGATGAGATAAGAGATTTCCTTATCTATGGCGGGAAATATGGCGGACTATGTGATTACCGGCAGAGATATGGTAAATTTTCCCCAGTTATTGAAAAATCATAATTCTCTTTTAATTTTATAAGCCTCTCTCCCCACGGATATATAGTTTTCACTACCCAATATTAGTATGCCATCCGTAGTTGCGCGGATACGCCCTGACCGGGAGGGTATTCGAGAGCAGGAGAACCTATATGGAAGGGGCATCACTCCCAGCTTTGATGAAGCCGGGAATGTAGTACAGATACGATTTTCAGAACTTTCCGAACCCGAAGCTGCAGACTGGCTTGATAACCACGGATACAGCAACTACACCCTCTCTGCTGGAGCAGACGAGATCAAGAAACAGCGCCATTACCTCGCTATCGAACTCGCACCGTCAGCCGACATCCAGGAAGTCGACGGCGGCCTGCTGGTCCCCGGCGTGAAACTGCTCGCACCGGGCACCTGGACAGATTCTACCCAGAAGACACCCTGCAGGTACACGACCGAGATCCTGGAACGATACCACGCGAACTGGACTGACCTCTCGTACTGGAGCCGGCATAGCGGCGGCACACCGCGAGACATCACCGACCGGATCGCCGATATCAGGAACGTCCGGTATGACGACGGCGTAACTGCCGACCTGTTCTTCCACGGCGCCACTACCAGGAGCCTGGACGCTATCTCGCTGCTCAAAGCTGCAGCGGCAAAGAAAGTCCCGTGGCCGTTCTCTTCCGTCGAGATGTACACTCGTGACAAGTGGATCATCTCCGAGAAGATCTACGAGGCCCAGGAGGTCCTGTTCGACGGCGCCGCCATGGTCAACCAGGGTGCCTGTCGTGTCTGCCGGATTCGGAACAACGAGTGGGTCCAGGAAGACCCAATGAACCTGGGAGGAAAGGAGGCAGCCGTGAAGGACGCCACCAACAAGGATCAGAAGAAAGAACAACAGTATCCGGTCGGTTCGCTTGAAGACCGGCGTACGAAAGTCCAGCCGCTGATCACCGACAAGTTCGGCAAGACGGGCGATAACGGTGAGAAGTACGGCGTCTGGATAATTGCGACTTTTGTTGACAAGGTTCTCATCGAGGACCCTGACGGCGCTTACTTCGAGGTGCCGTATACCGTCACTGATGACGGTGACGTGACGCTCGGTGACCCTACAGAGATCGAGATCACGTACACGAAGAAGGACCAAGAAATGGATAACAAAGAACTTGACGCCGCGATTGCGGCAGCAACAGCGCCGCTCCTTGAGAAGATCAAGGAACTGGAAGCAGCGCAGAAGCCACCGGCAGAAGATCCCCCGAAACTGGAGATCCCGAAGGAGCTTACAGACAAGATCGAGGCCCAGGAGAAGACCATCAAGGAACTCTCCGGCCGGCTGGAGAAGTTCGAGAAGGCGCCTGCTGACCCGAAGACCAAGGGTAAAGGCAACGATCTCGAAGAGAAGGAACTCTCGGAGGCACCCGAGTATCTTGTGCCCGTTGACCGGCGAGCCGGCATCGTAGGTGGTGACTGATGGCAGCAACTACGCCCGTCGCATTCGACCCTGACCCGATTCACCTTGGACTGGTGATGACGTTCAAGGCCGCGAGTGCGATTCTCGCAGGCCAGATCGTGGCGTATGCTGCGTCCGGTGTGAGCAGGACCGTCGCACCAGCGACAAGCTCGCTTGGGCAGTGTGTCGGTGTCGCGCTCAATTCAGCACCAAACGCTGGTGACCTGGTTACTGTCGCCATGGACGGCTGTGTCGTGAAGATCATGCTCTCTGCAGACGACGGCACTGCTGACGCTGGCGACTGGATCGGCGTCTCAACCGTTGCAGGATGCGGAATTGTCCGTGATCCCGCGATCCACGCTCATGACACCGTTGTCGGGCTGGGCATGGCTATCGGATACGCGATTGATGATATCTCTGCCGGAGCCTCTACTGTAGGTGGGACAGGGTATATCGTTGTCTCGACATCGCCGGTGTGGACCGCCGCATCCTGAGGTGATTGAGAAATGACACAACTACTTATCAAGGCTCTTGAGGCCGCAGTCGCCGGACCTGCCGAGAAGAAACAGTTGCAGGCCCGCATCGTTGCCCGGGAGATCCCGCTCGTCGAGAAACAGCTTGGGTATACCTACATGGTCCAGGGCGAAGACGGCAAACCGTACAAAGCCCGCGAGCTCCTGCTCTCTGAAGCGATCGAGACCGGGACACTCGTGCAGACGGAAGTGTACCGTACCATCCTCGAAGGTGCAGAACCGGTGAAGTGTTTCCGTGAAGCCGTCCCGGTCTTCAAGATGAACAGCAACGCGATGACCATCAACGTCGGTGAGACCGGGACGTATGCCCCGTTCGTCGGTGAAGGGACAGAGATCCCGATCAATACACAGGACTACACTCCACGGACCTGGACCTCAAAGAAGTTCGGCGAGAGGCCGATGATCACCCAGGAGATGGTAGACGACGCCCTGTTCTCCGTGATCAACCTTGAGGTCCAGAAGACCGGCATGCGGATCGAGAACACGCTCAACCAGTGGATGCTGCAGGTCCTGATGGACAACGCAGGCAACGAGCATGACTTAGCCGCTGCAATCAGCACCAACGGCGGTGTCGTGGCGGTCACCAATGCAAGGGCGCTCTGTGTTGCCGATGGGTTCATTCCAGACAGGATTGTCACGCACCCGGCGATCACGGCATACCTCTTCCAGGACTACGTACCTGGCTACAACGAGGCTGCCCAGTCGTTCACCACGACCGGCAAACTGGCGCCCGTCATGGGCTGCAGAGTGTTCGAGTGCGGTGTAGACTGTGACACATCATCTGCACCAACCGCGGCCACCCAGAGCTGGGGTGACAAGACCGACGGCAACATGGGCATGCTGGTCTACGATTCCCGGAGCTGTGGCGGCATCGGCATGAGGCAGGACACTCGTGTCGAACAGTTCAAGGACCCGATCCGGGATCTTGTCGGGCTGTCCGTCACCATGCGTGCAGCCTGCCAGTACGGTGTGGCTGACGCCATTTGCAGGGTAGAATATGGCGGATAAGCTGGGGGTCTGATACCCCCATGCTCACCTCCCAGAACTGCGGCAAGTACCTGACGAAGACGTACGAGCGTGAGCGTGAGCGCTGCGCCCAGAACAAGGACGAGTTCACTGAGGCGGATCAGGCGTTCTATGACATTTCCGGGCAGTCGCCAGGTATGGGAGACCGGGAGAGAATGGAGGAGACGTTCAAGATGGACACCAGCCCTGTCGACCCGCTCAGTGATCCGAGAGAGATCGATATCAGGGACGTCCGGCCGGAGATAGGGCGATGACCTACTGCAGCACCACTGAGCTGATCGCCCTGACCGGGACCCCCCTGGATGTGACCACGGTCCTAACACCGATCATCGAGGCAGCCGACAAGGAGATCAACACGTACCTCGTCCCTTACGGGCTGTCGGGAAGTTCCTCTGTAGAAGCCGTCAACCAGGCCAGCCTGAAACTTGCCAAGGCCGGGCTCCTGGACAGGGGCCTGCACACGGGGGATTACCAGGCCGCCTCGGGCGACTTCGAGAGTAAGGTCGATGTAATCAGGGCGATCGAGGCTCTCCGAAAGGCAGCGTTCGCACTGCTTGACCAGTACATCGACGCCCAGAGGTCACTCTCGGCATCGACACGGGTATTCGGCAGGAGGGTCGACGGCAGATGATCGGCGGCACACCTCACTCCTGCACGATCCAGAAACGGAACCGGAAACAGAAGTTCACATATACCGGCAGCACGGGTACGCCTGTAGTCGGGCAGACCATTACGGGTGGGACGTCAACAGAAACCGCTGTGATCGCCAAGCTCGGATCTGGCTACTTAGTAGTCGAGGACCTGTCCGGAACCTTCACCCTCACCGAGGCCATCACGATCGGCACCGGGCCCGGCTACACGTTCTCAGCTACACTATCAGCAGTCGCCGATTACCGCAACCAGAGCGGCGAATACGAGTACTACTGGAGTAACGACCAGACGAGCGTATCGTGCAGGTTCTATTACTCAGGCAGTAGAGGCAAAGGCAGCATCATCCACGAGACCGGGCAGCTGATCGACCAGCCGCTCAAGTGCGCCTTACCTGCAACCTGCACCGTCGAGGCCCTGGAGTACCGGATCTACAACACCGAGACCGGGTTTTCAGGGACATACGACATCATCACCCTCTACCCGCTGACCGGCGTCGCATCGATCGACCATTACGAGGCGGTGTTAAAGGAGGTCAATACTTGAGCATGACCGAGGAGATAGTCAAATCAGACGTCTGTAGACTTCACCGTGAAGTAATCGACGCGAAGATCGAGACACTCAAGCAGAAAGACCATGCGCTCGATAAACGCATGGAAGGAATCGAGAACAAGATCCAGGAGGTATTCGACCTCCAGCGGACGATCCTGTACGTGATCATCTTCATAGCGGTCGGCACGATCCTAACACTCATTGGAGTGCTCCTCGGCCGTGGTGTAGATTTCGGGTGGTTACTCTCTGTAGGGTGGTTAATACCGTGACCGTGATCTTCACCCCCGAGCAGATGGCAGCGAAATTAAGGGCCTTGAATACTGAGGCCATCCCGGCGCTCGTTGAGGGTATGAAAGACGCCTGTCTGAACATCGAGGGTGAATGTAAGAAGGACTGCACGGTCGGCAAATCACGCTACTACAAGGCACCGTATTCCGACGATAACGACCCGAACCGCAAACCCCCGCACATGCGGGATACTATCGAAGGCAAAGTGGTCGAAGTCACGAGCAACTCTGTTACCGGGCAGGTCGGCACACCGAAAGACTACGCGATACACGTCCATGAGGGCACATCTCGCATGAAAGCAAGACCGTTCATCTCGGACAACATCAAGGACCAGGAGGAGACCACGATCGAGATCCTGGCAGAGGCGATCAGGAACCAGGTCCGGAGGCAGTGCATATGAAAGGCACCGTCTTCCAGGCCATCCTGGACAAGCTGAACGACGACGCTACCCTGCAGGGCTACTTCAGCTCAACATTCTTCGCGTTCCGGGCAGGGCCATTGACACCGGCAGCCATCCCGTCAATCACGCTGATGGAGAACACTGAGAAGAGCAAGCCACGGGTAGGGTATACCACCACGGCGAAAGTGCGTGATAATTCGCCCACTATCCAGGTCGACGTCTGGGTCAGCTCAGGTGATGAATCGTTCCCCTGCACGGGCGAAGATGCCGACCTGATCGCCGAACGTATCGACGAGCTGCTGCTCGATGCCACGTCACCACCTACAGGAACGAAAGAGGGCACCTGGCAGAAGATGGGCTCTTCGCAACAGCACGAATCGGACGAGCGGATCTGGCATAACGCACTCCGCTACTCGTTCGATTACAGCATTACGGACACCTAACAAGGAGAATCAAGACAATGACACAGGAATATTATACCGGCGTTCACGGGGCGGTAACCTATGCAGGTGCCAGCCTCGCCGTCGCCGAATTTGATTTCGAGATCACCAGGGGGATCGCCAGCCATGCCCGGAGCGGGTACTGGAGCGACTTAAACGTCCCTGGCAAGGTTTCCTGTAAGGGGAAACTGAAACGCATCCAGACCAACGCCGACCTTCTGATGGCCACCCTGAACGCCACACCGGCAACCGGCGCAGCGGAGACGCTGCTCGCCACGTCTACAGTGCTTGACGGCAGCGACTTCTACGAGGCAATGGACGACACGGAGATCGCGGCAGCAAGCCGTATCAAGATCACGCTCCAGACGAAGGCTGTAACTGCAACAGGTGGCGGAACGTGCACCTTGTTCGGAACGGACATAAACGGCAACGATATATCGGAAGTTATCTCGATCCCGAACAGCGCAGCAGTATCAGACGTCTGGTATTCAGACAACGCTTTCCTCACCGTAGAAGGCCATCTCGTCCACGATATTGACACCGCCGACGACTTAGGAACGCTCAAGATCGAGGCCATCACTGGAGACAGCACTGTCAATGTAGGCGAACCGAAGAGCTTTGCACTGATCGGCAAGGTAGAAGACGGCACGAACCATATCACCGTCACCCTGGCGAACGTCACGTTCAACAAGGCAAAGTTCAACTTCACCGACGCCAGCAAGATATTAGAGGACGACTTGGAATTTTTTGTCAAGAACCCGGACGACGATATAGTAGTTACCGGAGCTGACACGTAAGCATGGTCCGCAAGCATACCCCAGAGGAGCTTGCCGAAGCCACCCGTATACTGAAAGAGGCCGAACCCCTTTTTAAAGAGCGGGACGTCCGGGAACAGGCGGAGAAAGAACGGTGGGCGAACGAGATCGCCATGCTGGAACGCCGGGTGAAAGAAGATTATGTGGACGTGGATATCGGTGGCGGCGACATGCTTGCTATCAGGACGTGTTTGTCGGAACCCGAATCCGCGAAACTTGGCGAACTGTATAAGAAATGGTATACCCCTGACGATACCCCGGACAAGGCGGCCATCACCCGGAAGAAGAAAGTAGCGTATGAGATCGTTGAGTTGGTGACTGCCAACCCTATCATCACAAAAGAATGGTTGCAGGATAACCCGGACAAGTTCGCCACGGAAGACGCGGTGAACGCGATCCTGTCCTACATGGAACAGTGGCATAAACGGCAGAACGAGAGGGCGGCACAGATACTCGAAACGATATCCTTTCGCGCAGAGCAGGCCCGGCCAGAACTACGGGGAGTTCCTGCGCCATCTGGGAATCACGGACCCACGGTTGTTCGGGGATCTGCCAGTGGAGATCCGGACGTTCTGGATTGAATGGTATAACGAGAAGATGATACAGCGTGAACGGGAGATGAGGAAATGGCAATAGGTAGTTTGGGGGCGGTATCATACGACATTGTTGCCAACGATATGACCGGCACCGCCTCGCAGAGTTCGCAACGGAACATGATGGCGGTCGGCGCGGCGTTCACCGGGGTGGGTCTTGCGTCTGTCGCCATGACACGGGACATCAAAGAATCTTTCCTGTCGTTCGATACCGCCATGACGGAAGTTAAGGCGCTTGGCGGCCTGACGGTTGAAGAGTTTAACGCCATGAAACAGGCCTCGCTCGACCTGTCAACACAGTTCCCGATAACCGCCACAGACATCGCTGACGCTATGTATTTGATGGTCTCTGTTGGGTATGACTATCAAACCATGATGTCCACTATGCCGGAAGCTGCAGCCCTGGCGACTGCCGGATCGATGAGTATGGAAGAGGCCACCAACTCGCTGATCAACGTGATGGGCGTTTACGGTGCGGAAACATACACCGCGTCAGAGATTACCAAAGTATTCGCCAACGCGGTCGGCGTCGGTAAATACGAGATGACCGACTTCATGACCGAGATGATGAAGAATATCGGTGTGGCGTCACAGATGGGGATCGAGTTCTCCGACCTTGCCGCCTACAACGTCGCACTTCAAAACTCGTTCACGTCAGCAGAGGAAGCCGGGACCTCGCTTAACCGGATGCTGATCCAGCTCAGCGCTCCATCAACTGTGAAGACGCTCAACGAGATGGGTATCGCCGTCACTGACAACGAAGGCCGGTTTAGGGATCTTGACGAGATCATGGGCGAGCTTGGCACGAAACTTGCCGGTGTGACGGACGCCGCCGAACGGATGGCAATCGTGCAGGATCTGTTCGGGACATACGGCAGCCGGGCAGCACTCGCCATCATGAGCCAGTCGGAAGCACTCCCTGAGCTGAAAAACCAGATGTCCGAACTGAACCTGATCCAGGACCAGACGAACACGAAACTTGAAGGGATGAGCCAACGGCTTGAGATTGCGAACAACAAGATGGAAACCGCAAAGATCAAGCTTGGTGAGGGGATGGCCCCGGCCATGATCCTGACTGCTGATGCCGCCTCAACACTTGCCGATGTGCTTGAATCCCTGCCAGGGCCGCTCCAGACTGTAGGGGGTATGGCGATCTATGCAGGCCAGGCGCTTGCAGCAGTCGGTCCCGCCCTGATGGGCCTTGCTGCCTTGAAAGCTCTTGGCGTGGGGGGAATACTAACATCAATATCCGGCGCGTTGTCCGGCCTTGCGTCGTCTGCTTCAGGTGTCGCCGCTTCTGCAGGCACCGCGATAGGTGGGTCTGTTATTGCTGGTGTAGGTATCGGTATCGCCGCCGGTCTTGCCGGTGTCTGGGTGCTGTTGAAGACCGGCATCATGCAGGGCATATCCGACTTAGGCCGGAGTATCGAATCGTCACCTGTTGGTGGGGTTATCATGGACGCCCTGAAGGTCCTGCTCGCACCTATTGGGTCGTTAGGCGCCGGTATCATTGCCGTTGTCCAGGAAGACTTTGAGAACCTGGGCGACGTTATGGCCGAACCATTCAGACAGGCTGGCGGGGTAGTCGCCGGGAACGTGACCGCCCTCAGGAACGCCGTCACCGGCATGGTCCAATCATTCGCAGGTATGGGGAGCATTGCCGGGTATGCGTCACGGGCCTTTAGTGGTATCGGATCGGCATTCTCCGGTATGGCCGGACAGGTGAGGGGAGTATTCTCGCAGATGTTTAACGCGATATTAGGCCTCATTAACAGCACGAGAGCGGGCTTTGTGAACGCAGGCAAGAACATTATCACGTCGATTGTAAACGGCATCGTCGCGGCGGCAGGCGGTATCGTGAACGCAATTAAAGGCGCACTCGATAAAGTTCGTGCACTGTTCCCGTTCTCCCCTGCGAAAGAAGGGCCGTTAGCTGAGACGCCGAACTGGGGGACCTGGATGAGCTCGGGTATGGAGAAGGCCGGGCCTGAAGTGTCCGCGTCCGCTGCTGCGAACCTTGCCGCTCCTGCTGCTGCTGGTGTTGTTGGCGGTGCGGGGGGTGCCGGATCTGCTGCAGGCGGTGGCGGGTCAACGGTGAACATCGCCCCCGGAGCTATCGTGATCAACGGTGCCGGTCAGAACGCTGAAGAGATCGCGAACACGGTAATAAAACACCTGTCACAACAGATGGCGAGCACCCGGCGGGCCAGGGGGTTGACGTCATGAGCACGACTGTGACCTTTGACAGCGTTGAGATTAAGAACGTCGCGCCACTGAAACCGAAACGGACGCCCAACTCGTTTGAAGTGAAGTTAGAAGGCCAGACTGATGACTATACTGACGTCACCAACATAACGGCGAAGGCAGGCCACGCCACCAAATCGCTTTTACTGTCGGAGAAGTTCATGATCCAGACCACCGGTACGAAGGGCAGCCTTGTGATCTCCGGGTTTGGCGGTGCGCTTGACGGCACGTATACCAACTGTGTGATCATGGGCGATATCCAGGTAGACGAACTCGAAGGCACCGGCGGGAACTATTGGCGGTATAGTATGACCATCGCACAGGAGACGAAATAATATGAGCCAGACAACAATGTATGCGGGGCATGTGAACAGCCCTTACACCCTACTTTCTGCCGGGATCACAGCCATAGCGACTACAGTCCCAGTACTTGAGACCACGGATTTCGATACCCTCCCGATGCCGTATGTGATCGGGACAGGTTCAGATGCTGAGACGGTTCTTGTCACGAACAGGAGTACCGCCAGCGGTGCGGGAAACCTGACGGTAACTCGTGGATGGAACACCACCGGCACGTATGGCGCAGCAAAAGCGTGGTTGGCAGGCACCGTAATATCACGGCGGTATACTGAGTACGACCACGCGGCCTTTAAAGCGAACATCGAAGACCATGAGACCTGGAAGATTTCTAAAGCGATAGTCAACGCGAAAGGCGATCTGATCGTCGCAACTGCAGATGATACCGTTGCCCGTCACCCTGTAGGTACTGACCTTTACCCGCTGGTGGCGAAGTCCGGCGTCACGAACGGTATCGCCTGGGACCAGCTGACCGAAGGCGGGATCGTGTTAGCTGACGTGACAACCCTCGACGCCAGCACCACGAAACACGGGTTCGCACCGAAAGCCACCGCCCCCGCTGCAGGCATAATCAACCTTCTTGGGATTGCCAACGGTGAGACGGCGTATACTTGTAAGGCACTTCTTGACGATACCAACCCTGAAGCGTTAGGTACTGCCGGGCCGGGGACGGCTACCGTGGCAGCACGGCGGGATCATGTTCACACCATGCCAACACTTGATGGGGTGGCCGCCCCTACTGACGTCACCACGCTCAACGTCTCTGCAAGCGCTCACGGGTTATGCCCAAAGTTCCCAGACAACACTACAACTTTCTTCAGGGGTGACGGCACCTACGCAGCACCACCGCATGGCGGGGTACTCAGTTGGTCAGAAGTCACCGGCACAACACAATCCTGCGAAGTCAATACCGGGTATATTACGAACAACGCCGCACTCGTGACGGCAACCCTCCCAGCGACGGCATCAGTCGGTGACGTGATCCGTATTGTCGGAAAAGGCGCGGGTATGTGGAAACTGGCACAGAACGCAAGCCAGTATATCCGGTTTGCCGGGTTGACGACAACTACCGGAACGGGTGGATACCTGCAAGCGGAGA